TTATATCTTTCACCTTCTTTCCTAAATGCTTCTTCCATCCTGTATTCATTTTTGCCAAAGTGTAGACATTGAGTTGTGGGTACAATGATGGTGTCTTCTTGAAAAATTCTTTTATGTCAGTAGGGTAAGGGAATTGTATGTGGTCTATAATTTTTAGATAGTCTTCTTGTTGTCTATATTTTGCTTTATCATATGAATAGTATATACACTCAACTCTATCTGATAGTATTGTCGGTAAAAAGAAAGTAGCAAAACTGCTACCATGATGAAAGATTCTTGTGCACATCACACTTCCATAGAAAGACTTGGAGTTTCTCTTTGCTACCTTACAAATGAATGAGTGTGAATGTGATATTGATTTGGGTGTGCCAGTGGTGCCACTACTACAAGATTTTATAAGAATACTATCACCCACAGCGTTTATAGTATCATTGTAAGTGCAGTCGAAGTGTTCATCATATATAATGACCTTCTCTGCTAATTCAGAATATAGTTTTTGTTTATTAGATTTCTCTTCCTTTAATTTTTCTATACTTATTTTATCTAAAAACACAAAATTTATAGGCATGACGCTTTTACTTTTAGCGTCAAGATAATTTTCTTTTTGAAAATACAATTGATGAGTCTTTGGACATATGTCAATAACACATGTTACTAACCCAAGTTCAGAACTTGCAAAAAATAAAGCAACAGATTTTATACCCTTCAAGAAATTGAATACAGACTGTCCTGCCTGTGCATTATTATGTTGTAATATATTTTTGAATCTATCAATTTCTTTGCACAAGTAATCATAATCATACAGTGTATTATTACTTCCTATACCACCATACTTGATGTTTTTATTGATTACCTCTCTCGTTATCAATGTACTTTGCATAATCAGGGTTAGGATGATTTACTAATCTTCTATGATATAATTTTATCACGGTTATTGCTGCTGTGCCCTCAAAAAAAGAAGGGACAAGACCATGTATTATACTAGCGATGCCAGCATATATTAATTTGACACCTGCAAAAAGTGCAAAGACACAGTGCCTACTCCACGTCTCCTTACTCTTGGCGAGATGCCTTTTGCTGTTCAAGAATAGGTTGTACTTCTTTCCAATCATTGTCAAAAATTTCTAGTCCTTTATCAGTGAGAACGTGGTTATACATTTTCTCAAATACTGCAGGTGGCATGGTAACAATGTCAGCACCATAAGTAAATGATTGAGACACACTATTGACGTATCTTATTGACGCTGATAGTATTCTAGTCCTATGTATACACTGCACTTTATATACTTCATTGATATCTCTTATAAGATTCAAACCTGCTATAGAATTATCATCAAGTCTACCCACAAAAGGTGATACGTATGCTGCACCTGCTTTCGCTGCTAGTATTGCTTGTGCAACATCAAATATAAGCGTGACGTTTACTCTAATAAGATCTCTTGATAGTGCACTACATGCTGTGAGACCATCACGAGTACATGGCACTTTGATTGTTGAGCACTGACCGAACTTTGATACGAGTCTTCTACCCTCATCAACCATCTCACCTGTGGTACCCATGACTTCCATGCTGATGTCATTTATACCCATGTCTTTCAATTCTTGATACACATCCTCTGGATGTCTGCCACTCTTCATGATAAGTGAAGGGTTAGTTGTTATACCATCTATAAGACCTGTTGCAAAGTGCTTTCTTATTATTTCTGTGTCTGCAGTATCGAGAAAGATACGCATATTATCTGATGTGATCATTCTGGGAATTCAAAGTAGTTCAAGTTTAGCACACACCTTACCTTTGTGTCAAGTTGAGACACACCTCTGTGTTTGATATCTGACGGAAACTTTACAAATCTATTTGCAACACTCTTTACTTTGTCACCTGTCTCAAACTCAGTGTAACCATCATTACCATTTACATAGTATATACCAGTGGTCATGAACGGAACAGGTTTACCATCCACTTGCACATCGTAATGAAATTTACTGAATGTTCTCTGAGGTTTTATTGGTTCAAGGTTTGCTTTGATTCTATGTAATGAAATGAACCTCATCTTATTGAGAATTGGTATCAAGACATCAATTTGATTGGATGTAATGTGTCTTGCTGTGCCAGTGAGAGAGTGAAATGTATAGAAGAGGTGAGTGAATTGATAATCACCATTGTCATCATTCTTTTTGTCAGATACTTTTCTATCATTGAATTTCCAGTCGCACAAACCATTAGTCAATAAAAAATCAGATATCTTCTGATGTTGTAAGGGACTTAGAAAGTTGTCGGTAACTTGTATCATTGGGTACAAAAACTCAATCACTAAATAGGCTAGCATACTATGGGATAAAATCCATGAAAAGACTTTTATTTGTCTTTACATTATTATCTATAGCAGTCCCTGCAAAAGCAGATATAACTCATAGTTTATCTTCCAGTGTTCAACTTCAAGTGAATGCTGCAGCAACGCAGGTTGAGAGAATTGGATCGTCGTTCTCGATTACGGGTAACGGTGTGGATACGACTGATGGTACAACAGCTAATACAGTCAGTGTTGGTACTATAACTTCAGGTGTTTATGCTCCTGGTACTATAGCAGCGACACAAGATACACCTGGGTCAGCGTTCAGCTTTACTCAGTCATACACCCAAGCAGATGCTGTTCCAACATCAGCTCCAACAGTAGGTGCTGTAGGAAACTTCAGTAATCAAACTTCTACTGCTGCTGGTACAAAAGACACACTCGCTGGAACCATAACCAGTGCAGGTGTTATGACACTAACAG